CCTCAGTGTATGCCAGATGAGTACAAAGATCAGTGTACTGTGACTGCTTACCGACAGTATTACTTGGGTGAGAAGATGTACATGGCTAAGTGGAACCACTGTGGCACACCAGAGTGGGTTGTTTAATGAAAGGCGAAACTATGAAACCAAGTGTAGGTAATATGTCAGGGTATAAGTACACCCTGCAAGAGCATCAGCAAATGATACGGTGGGTTAGGGAGAATGATACCTCTCGCTCTGCTGTGTCCAGTAAGGCCAACAAGTATGCTAAGAACCAGTTGGCGAGAGCAGAACGTAGACACAGCAAACAGTTGTGTAAAATATGAAAGGCGAAACTATGCATAGCATAGTCTACCAAGGGTATTTCCTTGGTACTGATGAGCCAGATAGCTTGGGAGAGTAACTACCATGAGAACTAATATACTTATCGAAACGCTGACTACATTGGTCGAGGCTAGAAGACCAGCGTATATTACGTCTGCTCCGGGAGCAGGTAAGACAAGCATAGTAGAACAGGTTGCAGAGAGCTTGGATATGAATTACATCCATCTTCATGCACCCTCTATGCTAGTAGAAGACTTTGGTGTCCCTGATATGGGTAGCCAAGAGGATAGCTTTGGGTACAAACTACCAGCGAGACTGTTGATCGACGACAGTACGCCAACCTTGATTAACTTCGATGATCGTGGTCAGTGTACTGCTGACTTGCAGAAGATATTTGCCAACATGATCGACGCTAGAGAGCTACACGGTCATAAGTTCGGTGACAATGTGGCATTTGTCAGCACTGGTAACCGCATGGAAGATAGGGCAGGTGTCAACAGGGTGCTAGGACATCTTGCAGACCGTGAGACTGAGCTAGAGTTTGATGTAAACCTAGACGATTGGTGTAAGTGGGCTATCGACAATGATATCCACCCATCAGTGATAAGTTTCATTAGGTTCCGTATCAATCTGTTGCATGACTTTGATGCACAGCGTCCTAAGAACCCTACCCCTAGATCATGGGTCAAGGGTGTGTCAGCTATACTTGATCTGGTGTCACCAGAAGCTGAGTATGACTGTGTTAAGGGTGCTATTGGAGAGGGTGCGGCGGCTGAGTTTGTAGGGTTCCGTAAGATAGAACGGTCACTACCTAACATCGACAACCTGTTGATGAACCCCACTACAGCTACAGTACCTACTGATCCAGCTACACTCTATGCAATCAGTGGGGCTATAGCCCACAAAGCTACCAATGCTAACTTCAGCAGGGTGGTAACTTACTGTAACCGTATGCCTCAAGAGTTCGGTGTGCTTACAGTATCCTATGCGGCTCGTCGGGATGAGGCGCTAGCATCTACTCAAGCCTTTACTGACTGGTGCTTAGAGAACCAAGACGTACTATGGTAGACTACTCTATTCAGCATCTTCAAGATGAGTGGGCAAGGCTTATGTCTGTCTACTATCCGGAGGAGCCTATACTGGATAGATATGAGCATGGTCTATGCAAGAGGATAGCCGTTATCTGGGAGAAGTACCCAGAGGAACGTGTTGTGTTCGATGCAAAGATTAAACTGGGGATTGATCCCCAACTAAGAAAATATAAAGGAGAGTAACTATGCAATTAAGTGAAAGAACACTACTAGTCCACCTTGGCATAAGCCAGTGGACTGCACGTAAACTAGACAAGAGAGCTACGGCTATTGTGTCTAGAGAGAACGTCGGTAACTTTAACAAGACACTGTTACCAACTTGCAATGAGTTGGGTGTGCTTCACAAGTTCACGACAGAGATTAGAAAGAGCTTCTATCTCAACGTGTTGCCGTGGATGATGGATGCTACGTTTATACTGCCAACCAGTAACTATCTAACCTACGTCACTGAGTTCCGTAGTGATCGTAACAAGTGGCTGGGTCTGAAGGATGATGTACTGTTAGCATATCCACAGGCTAAGTTGGATGCAAAACGTATCCTAAACAGTGGAGAGCATGACCTCTACAATGAGTCCGACTACCCACACATTGATGATCTGGAGCGTAAGTTCAATATGAAGATCACATTTCTACCTGTCCCAGATGGTGGTGACTTTCGGACTGAGTATATAGACGGTGAGACTGAGGCAATGAAGGCTGACTTACAGGCTGAGCTAGCTGATGCTTCTCAGAATGCCGTGAGAGATGTGTGGCAACGTCTATACGACAAGGTGTCATGGTTACAGGGTAGACTAGCAGACCCTGCTAACACGTTTAATACATCCACCTATGAGGATGCACAGTCTACCTGTGAGTTGCTCACTCGTCTTAACTTTACAGACGATCCTAATCTTGAGGCTATGCGCCTTGCAATGCAGACTAAGCTAGTAAATCACCACCCTGAGTCACTACGCAATGACCCAGTATTGCGGCAGGATACTGCCGATGAGGCCAAGGCTATCATGGATAAGATGGCTGTGTTCATGGGAGGATTAACATGAACACCAAAGAGTTCAAGAGGTTTGTTGCAGGCAAACCAGAACAGGTTAAGGCTTGGTACAATAGAACCGAGCCAAACGCCATGAAGATACTCGTTAAGAAGATGAGTATCAAGGAACTAGAATACGAACTAAAAAGGGGTACTACAACATGACTACACTAGCACCACAACCTGTTGCACAGGAGATGCCAGACCAAGCGCATCTTACTGCGTTAACCAAGAGACTAGCGAAGGCTAAGACTAATCTAGTCTTAGAACATCCGTTCGTGGGTACAGTGGCTATGAATATGCCATTCATACTGACAGTGGATGTGCCTACTGCCGCGACAAACGGTAAGAAGGTTATGTTCAATCCGCATTTTGTGGATACGCTTACTGATGAGGAACTTACGTTCCTTACAGCACATGAGTGTATGCATCCTATGCTAGAGCATAACTATAGACGGCATGAACGTACTCATACAAGGTGGAACCATGCCGCTGACTACGTTATCAACAAGCTACTAGTCGATGAGGGTATCGGTAAGATGCCTGATTGTGGCTTACTATCTGACGACATCTACAATGATGGTGGCGGTACGTCTGATGGTATCTATGCTATGTTACCTGAGATGGAAGACGATCCCAATGGTGGCAATGGTTCTGGCATGGATGAGTGCCTAGATGGTGAGGGTACACAGCAAGACCAAGATCAGCAAGCCGCTGAGATGAGGGTTACTGTGGCTCAAGCCGCCCAAGCCGCTAAGATGATGGGTAAACTATCCGATGGTATGGCTAGGCTAGTCGATGAGGTGCTTAATCCCAAGGTGGATTGGCGTGAAGTCCTGCAACAGTTTGTAGAGAAGTGTAAGGATGATAGCCGGACATGGGCTAGACCTAATCGACGCTTCATACAGCAAGGCTTATACCTGCCATCTAAGGATGGTGAGGCTATGGGAGAACTTGTTGTAGCGGTGGATTGTAGTGGGTCTGTCGGTGTCGATGAGCTTAATCAGTTTGCCGCAGAGGTTAAGACGATCCATGAGGATCAGAAGCCTAGTAAGATCACAATCATATACTTTGATAGCTCAGTATCTCATGTCGATGAGTTCACAAGAGACGATGAGGTTAGTATGGAGCCTCATGGTGGCGGTGGTACTGCGTTCAGTCCTATCTTTGAGAAGGTCGAGGAGCTAGCTATAGAGCCAGTAGCCTGTGTTGTTCTTACTGATCTGTACTGTAATGACTACGGTGATACACCACCATATCCTGTGTTATGGGTATCCAACGGAAAGGATGGAGAAGATACACCGTTTGGTGAAACGGTGATGATGTGACCCGATTGGTTCAAGTAACTGTAACTCGCACTGTACAACAACAGTGCGAGTTTTTTGTGGATGTACCCGATGAGATGTCATTCGGTAATGTCCAAGCGCTAATGCACAACAGGTATGTGTATGGCCTAGAAGATGATGAGTTCGTAACACAAGACACTAACATAGAGGAGGTTAATATATGTATACCGAAACCCTAATAGCGATGGGAGCCGTGGCTTTAGCGATAGTGTATATCATAGCACAACACGTTGAGGCACACAAACTACGCAACCTCATAGCTAATATAGGTTTGGGTAGGGTGCAAATTCGTGTCGATCAAGAGACTAAAACAATTTCAATTAAATCAACAGGAGATAAGTAACATGGCTACAGTTAGATTCAGTGACAATTTACAGAACGACATCATCAACAACGCGGGACGTTTGTTCAGTGATAAGACGAGTAGAGCTGCCGAAGACTACCCCGCTGAGTGGGGTAGTACGGTCTATGCTATTGCGTTTAGGGATCATGGTGCGACGATGAAAGCCTTACCTACTGGCTACTTTAAACATTCTAGCACAATAACTCTCCAAGGGTTCATAGGTGAAGATTGGAGTAGAGGGGATAACAATGGTGTAGATTTAAAGCTACCTACTCAGATGCCCTTCCCAATGGAGATGGACGCAAAATTGCATGGCCTCGCCCAGAGTCACACCTATGGTGGGTGGACGTTGAATGCCGATGATGTAAGGTGGGATAGCTTCAAGGCTGAGTACCTGACTTACTGCCAAGGTGTGGATAAGGTGTATGAGGATAAGCAGGCGTTTGTTAAGGGGGTTAAGCAAATAGTCAGTTCGTATTCTACCCTTGCCCCTGCCTTAAAAGCATGGCCCCCCTTGTGGGACTTAGTACCTGACGAGAAACAGGAACGCCACAAGGAGATTGTGTCCCGTGTCAAGAACGAGGTGGTGGTTGAAGGTGTTGACCTCAACCGTTTGACTGCCGTATCTGCACTTGCTAAACTTACAGGGGGTAAATAATATGTCATCTGCTAAATTCAAAACATACCAAGACTTCTACAATGACTTCAAGCGATGCCGTAGTCCTATCAAAGGTAGGCCGATCAACGGATGGAGCCGCCTGTATAAAGAGGACAGGGACTACGTTGTAAAGCTGGTACGGTGGAGAAACCACAACATAGAGTTGTTCCGTGTGTCACCGTCCAACGTGCTGACATTTACTGCACCCCTTAGTATAGTGCTACAGTCTACCCATACTATAGTAAGCGGTCTGTGTCGTATAGTGCCTATAACTATATGGCGTAAACGTACCGGAATATACTGTATCCATAGTATATCAGGGTGGAGTGATAAGTCTAAGCTAACCCCCGAATACTTCAGTGGTATTAAGTTTAATCTAGAGACAGGTGAGTGCCTTAACCCACAGCCTGATATGATGGACACTATTATACCAGAGAAGCGCAAGCAATGGCTACGTGATGTGAAGAGGTTCAAGAAGGGTCTCAAGATTAGGGCCAAGCTAGGTGCGTTTGAAAGTATAATCCGTACAGTAGACGCCGAGCGACCTAGCGGTAGCGACTGGGAATACATTGGCAAACTACCCAAGTGGAATAGCCCAGACGTAACAGAACACGTTCTGGAGTGTATGCGTACCGAGGAGTACCCCCAAGACTTGCTCAAGCTACTAGTCCAAACTGCTAATACAGGGTTTAATAGGGGTAGTAGCACTAACAAGGATATACTGGAGAATGTAGACTATGTGTTTAACACCTATAGTTTACACTACCGTAAGGCTTATGGAGTGTTTGGCGATACCCTACACACTAAGTCGTGAGCCTCAAGGGAGACATGAGACAGCTAATGCGTTCCGCTACCAAGAGAGGGTGGCGGGACGTAACAGGTGATAGGAGGCGTGGCTCTGTGCATTATGTTCTGGAGTGGACTGATGGCACACAGGTACGAGCATCCTTCACGCCTAGCTGTACCCATGCGATAAAGAACTGCGCCGCTGATCTTAGGCGTGTGGAGAAACAACTTGACAAGGACGTAAAGTAATGGATAAATATCCCACAGAAATGTGGATTAGGTGGAGTGATGGTACTATGACCCATGATAAGTATTCAGCCCCTAAGCCTAGAAAATCTTGGGATGAGATAGCAACGTCGGTATTTAATATAACATACAAGGGAGCTACGTATACTATGACAATAATAAGCACGTTAATAAAAGAACTCTCCAAGCTGTGGAACAGGTTGTGGAGTAAGATAAATGTTGGATGATGTCGCAAGGAGAGTAAAGCCAAGACCTGATGGGTGGCCTGCTACTATCACTAGGCTACGCCTAGATAATCAGCTAAATTTATCTGATGCCGCGTATCTTATAGGTGTTAGTCCCAACACACTCAACAGGTATGAGCTTGGACAGTGTAAGATACCTGTTAAGAAACTGGACAAGATACTGGGGGTCTACAATAATTTAGACGCTAGTATAAAAGAGACAGCCCCGATGCAGTTTGGACAGAGAAGTCTAGCTGACAGCCCTGCTAAATATAGGATAGCTATCCAAAAGCAAAACCATAAGTTCAAGGAGCTTATAGGGGACTTTAGGTTTGATGACAGTGGCATGGATTTAACCGCGAGGCTAAACAAGAAGCGGCTACAACGTGATGTACAGAGGAGAACCTTATGACCGTAGTCGTCTGGGATGGTAGCACCCTAGCTACTGACCGAGCCGCCAGTGATGGTGTCGCCAAATGGAAAACTGAGAAGGCGTGGTACTGGGGTGAGGGTGAGGATCGTCTAATCCTCACAGGCACTGGCCCCCTGCACTCTATACTTGAGATGCGTGAGTGGTTCAAGGGCGGCTGTATACTTAGAGAGTTCCCTACTATACAGACTACCCACCCCTGCCATTTTGTTGTTGTCTCTCCCCATACAGGGCTTTACCGCTATGAGTCTACCCATATGTCTATCTCACATGGGTACGATGCGTGTGCTTTCGGTGAGGGCAGAGATGTAGCACACGGTGCATTGTATATGGGTGCTACTGCCAGAGAAGCTGTGGAAGCATCTAATCAATTCTCTGTACACTGTGGGTTAGGTGTTAACGAGTACAGGTTAGAGGTGGTCTCATGCTAGGTAAGAACCTTATAGTTATATGCACTGAGTGTAGTTACAAGCACACATTGGCGGATAATGGGTGGTCATCGTTCTCATGCTTAGGGTGCGGACATGATATGCCTAACGACCCAGAACGTGTTGGTGTAAAGTTTGACCATGATAAGCTACCGTATGATCTTATAGCTCCAGAGTTATTGGAAGCTACGGCTGACGTACTAAAGTTCGGTGCTACTAAGTACGGCCCCCGTAATTGGGAGAGGGGTATGCTATGGAGCCGACCCTTTGGTGCGTTGATGCGTCATATGTGGGCATGGTGGAGAGGTGAAAGCATTGATGAAGAGACAGGCAAGAGCCACCTACATCATGCCGCTTGTTGCCTTATGTTCCTCATCGCTTACGAGGAGCGCAAGATAGGGGAGGATGACAGGCCATGAGCTTGTTCCATGAACGTAAGAAAGCGTTTCTTATATGGGATGCGGCCAACCCTGACATATACGTAGCGTTTAAGAAGTTTAGCTTCCAAGCTATACAGCGAGGGCATACCCGACTTAGTGCATGGCTAGTGATAAACCGAGTACGGTGGGAAACATCCATCATAACAACAGGCGTTGACTTCAAGATAAGTAATAATCAGATAGCGTTCTACTCCCGTAAGTTTATGGCCGAGTTCCCACAGTATGAGGGGTTCTTCCGCACTAAACTAATGCAGGGTGAGGACGCTACACAACAGACAACAACGAGGAAACCAATGGACTTAGTAACGCTAGACTTTGAGACCTATTACTCTAGGGAGTATGGCCTTGGTAAGATGACAACAGAAGAGTACGTGCGTGACCCTCGCTTTGAGGTGATAGGCGTATCAGTTAAGGTCAACGATGGTGAGACTGATTGGTTCAGTGGCACTATGAGAGAGACATATACGTTCCTCAACTCGTTGGACTACACCAACAAGGCTATCTTATGCCACAACACAGCGTTCGATGGGGCTATACTTAGCTGGCACTTCAACATTAAACCTAAGCTATGGTTCGATACGATGTCGATGGCGAAGCCTACGCATGGGGTGACGGTAGGTGGTAGCCTAAAGAACCTAGTGCTGGCCTTTAACCTAGGCGAGAAGGGTACAGAGGTAGTGGATGCACTTGGTAAACGCCTTATAGACTTTACTCCTACTGAGCTAGCCAAGTACGGTGACTACTGCATCAACGACACGGAGTTAACCTACAAACTATTCAAGAAACTAAGGAAGGGGTTCCCTGCCAGTGAACTGATGGTCATAGATCAGACTATACGTATGTATACCGAGCCTGTTATTCAGCTAGATAGGGAGAAATTAGAAGCACACTTAGCTAGTGAACAGGAGCGTAAGCTAGCGTTGCTAAACAAATTGGGTGGTGGTGACCCAGAGGTAGCGAAGAAAGCACTCAATAGTAATGTGCAGTTTGCCGCGTTGCTTGCTGCACTAGGCGCGGACATACCTATGAAAACAAGTTCTACTACAGGTAAGGAGACGTTCGCATTTGCCAAGACCGATGCTGGTATGAAGGACTTACTCACACATGGCAGTCCATCAGTTAGGGCTGTTGCAGAGGTGAGGCTAGGGGTTAAGTCTACCATCGAGGAGACACGGACACAGCGACTGATAGATGTTGCGAAGCGGGGGCCTCTGCCCATCATGCTTAAATACTACGGCGCACACACTGGGCGTTTCAGTGGCGGCGATAAGTTAAACTTACAGAACCTACCCTCTCGCGGTAACAATATAATACGCACTGCTATCTGCGCCCCTGAAGGACATAAGCTGATCGCCTGTGACTCCAGCCAGATAGAGGCACGTATGCTAGCACACGTTGCAGGACAGCTAGACCTAGAAGATGCGTTCCGTAGGGGGGAGGATGTGTATAGCGAGTTCGCCACCAAAGTGTATGGGCGTACTGTTACCAAGGCTGACAAGACAGACCGCTTTGTCGGTAAAACTTGTATACTAGGGTTGGGCTACGGCATGGGACACGTTAAGTTCCGAGACACACTCAAGATACAAGCTGGTGTGGAGATAGATGAGGAAGAAGCTAAGCGTATTGTATACCTGTACCGCAACACGTACCCAAAGATAACAGAACTATGGGATCGTTGTGGTGTACTACTTAATCATATGACTAGTGGACAGGCTGGCGTGGTCGGTAACTTTATTGGCTATAGCCCTGACGGTATTGTGTTGCCTAATGGTATGGTGTTGAGGTATAATGCACTACGATCCAAGAACGATGGGTTTGAGTATATATCGGATGCTCGCGTGTTCCGTAAGTTTATAAGCAAAGAACATAGTGATATAGCGTGGACTAATATCTACGGTGGTAAGGTGGTAGAGAATATCATTCAAGCCTTGGCACGTATAGTTATATCAGAACAGATGACGGCGGTGGGTCAACACTACCATGTTGTGTTCCAAGTACATGATGAGATCATCATATGCGCAGGCACTGATGATGCAAGCGAAGCGCAACAAGTTATGGAGCGTATAATGTCTATGCCACCCGTATGGGCAACAACTTTACCAGTGGCCTGTGAGTCAGACATTGGTGATAACTATGGAGAATGTAAGTGATGCGACAGCGGGATAAGGAGTTAGGCGTTCAGTGGATATTGACCTACCCACAACAGACACTTGAGTTAATCCGTAGCCTACAAGCAGAGATAAAACAGAAATCTAGATACCTTAAGGAGGCGCGTATCGAGCGTAAGCATGGACAACGTAGCCACCATATAGCAAGGAAGCAAATCAAATGACCAAACCTCTAGCCCATAGTTACTCAGCCATCAAGCAGTATGAGAACTGTCCCAAGCAATACTATATGCAACGTATTACTAGAGAGGTTAAGGCTTCCTTTGGTGAGGCTAGCATCTATGGCAACCGCATACATGAACAGCTAGAGCTACGACTAAAGGGTGAGGCTGACCTGCCAGATGAGAGCTTGAAGTATGAAGCATTGGCCATAGCCTTTGCGTCACTAGAAGGAGAACTTGTTGCAGAGCAGGAGATGACACTCAACAAGAACCTTGAACCTACAGGGTGGTGGAGTAAGGATGCTTGGCTTAGGTCAAAGCTGGATGTCATTGTTATTAATGGTGACTATGCCGTGGTAGCCGATTGGAAAACAGGTAAGCACCGCCCTGACTTTACACAGCTAGAGATGTTTGCGTTGCAAACTTTCGTCCACTATCCACAGGTCAACACAGTTAAGTCCACGTTCATCTGGCTCAAAGACATGATAACTGATAGTGAGACTTACTCTAGGAGCCAAGCCCCTGCACTATGGGAGAAGCTGATGTCTCGTATCAATCGTATAGAGAACTCACTAGAGAAAAACCAGTGGCCCGCCAAGCCTAGTGGCTTATGCCCTTGGTGTCCCGCTAAGGACTTATGTGAGTATGGAAGATAAAACTTGACACTGATGTAAGGTAAGAGTATATAATGGGTATGACTCCAGAAGGTAAAGTTAAGAAGAAGCTGGACAAGATGTTAAAGAGTAAACGAGGGGTGTGGTCATTCCCTCCCCAAGCTGGGCCTTTCGGATCAGCGGGTATCCCCGATAGAATAGCCTGTGTATATGGGCATCTGTTGGGTATCGAAGCTAAGGCTGACTATAGTAAAAAGCCTACTGCCTTGCAGAAGAAGTGTATGGCAGACATCGAACGTGCTGGCGGTAAATGTTTTGTGGTGTTCGATGACGCCACTATAAAAGAAGTTGAGGACTACATAGATGCTTGTCGTTGAAGAAGCCAAAGCTATCGCACTGAAGCTCGACAATCCACAACGTGTTCTGGAGTGTATACCTACAGCCATGCTCATGCCAAAGCATGACAACCTAGTAGTGCTACCGCATAAACCTGATGAGGTAAGAGTTCTACGCAACCTAGGTATCAAAGCCCCTGCCCCCATCATGCACTACTACGACTGGGTAGGAGAGTTCACCCCCTATACCCACCAGAAAAGCACAGCCGCATTCCTCACTATGAACATGAAGGCACTGGTACTTAACGAGATTGGTACAGGTAAAACCCAGTCAGCATTATGGGCGGCAGANTATTTGATTAATGCAGGGGCTATTAATAAGGTACTAATNATATCACCACTGTCCACTCTGGAGCGTGTCTGGGGGGACGCGATCTTTAAGGGGCTACTGCATAGGCGGCACGTTGTCCTACATGGAACAGCTAAGAGGCGCAAGAAATTACTCGACTCCGAAGCAGACTTCTACATCATCAACCACGATGGCTTCCCTATTATATCTGACCAAGCTACGGGTATGTTCGACCTAGTTATCATCGACGAGGCGGCGGTGTATCGTACACCAAACACAACACGTTTCAGATTGTTTCGTAAGTGGATGGACAATAATCCTGACACTAGGTTATGGCTTATGACTGGTACACCCACGCCTAACAACCCTACTGATGCTTGGGCGTTGGCTAAGTTAGTGGATAGTCCATATGCACCTCGCACCTTTGGTAGCTTCCGCGATCAGGTCATGGAGAAGTACGGACAGTACACCTATCTTCCTAGGGTAACTGCGCTTGACACAGTGAAACATGTTCTACAACCAGCAGTACGGTTTACCAGAGATGAATGCTTTGACTTACCGGATACTGTATTCCAAACGCGAGAGGTCAAGCTAACCGCAGAACAGCAGATGCACTATGACAAGATGATGAAGTCATTCATTACTGATGTCGCTGGTGGTGAGCAGATCACAGCCGTTAACGAAGCTGTAAAGTTACAGAAACTTATCCAGATAGCTTGCGGTGTAGCTTACAACGACAGGGGTGAGAACGTCGAGATCGACTGTAAGCCTAGGGTTAACGCGGTGTTAGAGGTTATAGAAGAAGTCGGAGGTAAAGTTATTGTGTTCGTACCCTTGACAGGAACTTTACATATGTTAGAAAGGGAACTATCGAAACATTACACGGTAGCTGTAGTCAACGGAGCAGTCAGTAGTAAGAAGCGTAACGTTATCTTCCACGACTTCCAAGAGAACAGCGATCCAAAGATTATCGTAGCCCACCCTGCCACTATGGCACATGGGTTAACACTGACAGCGGCCTCATCCATTGTATGGTATGGCCCAATAACAAGTAACGAACAGTACGTACAAGCCAATGGCAGAGTAGAACGTATTGGTAAACGTCACACCTCCAACGTGGTCCACATAGAGGCTACGGGATTAGAGCGTAAGATGTATAAGCGCCTTGAGACTAAGCAGAAACTACAAGGGTTGTTACTAGATTTAATTCAACAGGAACAGGAGTAAAATTATGTCCACTGAACTAACTGTCGATAAAGTTATTGGCACATACATTAAGCTGAGAGCGCAGAAGGAAGCGGTTGAGGCTGATGTGAAGGACCAGCTTGCTAACATCAAAGTAAAGATGTCTAAGCTGGAGGCTTGGATACAAGCCAAGTCTGATGAGACTGGTGTAAAGTCTTTCAAGACAGATCATGGTACTGCGTTTATGTCCACCTCTGATTTTGCTAGTGTGGGTGACTGGGATGCAGTGCTTAACTTTATCAAGGATAACGATGCCTATGATATGCTTAACAAGGCGGTCAATAAGAAGGCAGTGCGTGAGTACCTTGATATTAATGGAGCAGTCCCCAACGGTGTAAATTTTGGGACTAAGATATCAGTAAGCGTACGTCGCCCTGCGAAGTCGGTGTGATATGATAGGGCCACTAGCAAAAATAGCAGAGCCGATAGTTAAAGTGTACAAGATTGAGAACGGGTTTCTTATAGAGACAGCCAGCGATCTCAATGACGTACATAAGTATACCTTCGCCAAGGATGCGTCAGCCATAGCTGAGTTCGTTATAACTGCCGCCGCCCGCGAGACTTTAGGTATACCTAAACAGCAAGAGATGTTTACTGCCAGTGAGATGGGCAAGGAATACCATACGGAATACGCCAAGGCTCGGCAACAAGTTACGGACAATAAACTACTTACCGCCCAGACGGGCAATAACAAAGGAAAATAACTATGAGTAATATCGTACCATTCGATACCCCGCTACCAGCACACCTAGCTACACGGAAGTCTGTGCTATCAGACAACCTGTCCGGTGGTCTTGGTGGTGGGTCTAGCTTCCCTCGCATCTCCATTAAGGGGTCGAGGTTTCGCATCGTAGATGGCGGCGCAGAGACTGTGCTTCCTGATGTACAACTTGCTGTGGCGATTGTTGGGGCCAACCCTAACTTGTCTAAGTCTTTCTATGCAACAGCGTGGAACCCTGACCTAGAGGCCACTGGTCCTGACTGTTATAGCCTAGGGGGTATTCGCCCAGATGCTGACAGTCCCAACCCACAAAACGATCTATGCGCATCATGTCCGCAGAACGCATGGGGCAGTAAGAAAACTCCTCAAGGTGTGGACATAAAGGCGTGTGCAGATAAGAAACGTCTGGCTATTGTAGCGGCTGATGATCCTACTGGACCCACTTATCTATTAGAGGTTACCGCCGCCGCATTGAAGGGGCTTAATGAGTACCATCGCAAACTTGGTATGCACGGTATCATACCTGATATTGCTAAGACCATTATCTCTTTTGATACAGACGCATCCTTCCCTAAGTTAAAGTTCGACTACGGTGGGGTACTTGATGACAGCACACAGGCTACGATAGATAAGATAATCGGCTCTCCATTGGTACGCGAGATCACTGCCGAAGATGCTCCGTCTATTTCTATTGTGGCTACGCCTGCGCCTCTACCCGCACCAGCCGTACCTCCTGCTCCTGCTCCTGCACCTACGCCTGTCGCTCCGGAACCAGTTGCACAGGATGAGGTGACACCTGTCACAACGTTCGGGAAACCTTCTGCCAGTGTAGCAGAACCTGTTGTAGCCCCTGCACCTGTAGCAGAGGAACCAGTATCCGCACCTGTCGCTGACTCTAGTACTGCTAACCTCGCGGTTGAGATAACTGCGTTGATGGACCAGATGGAGGCCGACGATGCCTAACATTGAAGAAGTGAAACCCATTGATTTTAATGGCGTTGAAGCTCTTCGTAAACATATGTTACTCAACACATCTCAGATGTCTACGTTTCTTGGGGTGTCGAGGGTGACATATGGAGGGTGGGTTAAGGGTAAGCCTATCCGTAGGGGCAACAACGCTAAGGTTCGTGAAGCGCTAAAGAAACTATTCACGGTGGTCAAAGTCCATAAGTGGCCTGAGCCGGAGGTAATCGCTATGGTCCCAGAGCATCGGTTCAATACGTTACTTGAACTTACAAAAGAAGAAGAGTAACATCAGTGTTCGGGGGAGGTTATGTTCGGCCTCCCCCACCACACAAAGATAAGGGATAACTATGGATACGCTAGATTTTTTAAAGCGTGTTCTACCATCCGAGGGTTTCTATAGTGCAATAGTAATCAATGGGACTGTGCCACAGCAGACCTTCTTCGGTTCGGTGGAAGAACTCGCAGAAAACTGCCAGCGCTTTGACGCCGCAGGTAACAACACATACTACGCAACCTCAACATTCAACACACGGTTTAGCAGAACTCAAGACAACACTAAGCTAACCAAGGTACTATTCCTAGACATCGACTGCGGCCCTGAGAAGGTAGACCAAGTTGATAAGAATGGCGACCCAATACCAGACAAGGGCTACCCTAGCCAAGCTCTAGGTCTACAAGCTCTACTAGATTTTATTAACGTCACCAAGATGCCAGAGCCTTTGATCGTTTCGTCAGGCCGTGGCCTACACGTATACTGGGTGCTTGATAAAGCCCTACCTAAGAACGAGTGGCAACCATTAGCTGATGCGTTGAAGGCTACGTTTAAAGCGAATAAGTTTGTCTTTGACCCTGCCGTTACGGCAGACAGCGCAAGGGTTCTACGCCCAGTCGGCACACACAACCCTAAGAATAATAAAGAAGTTAAGGTACTTAGAGATGCACCGGTATATAGTAAGCAGACGCTCCAGAACATATTGGGGGCTGTTGATCGTATAGAGCTCCCGGGCCCTGCGACGAAAACATTCACCACCAGTGCGCTGGGTAATGCACTGGAGATTAAGCAAGAGTTCCAACCTTCTAACCCCGACGCTATATACAACAGTTGTCAGCAGGTAAGGTGGGCGGTAGACAACCAAGATAAATTAGCAGAGCCAGCGTGGTATAGTCTGATCGGTATAGCCGCACACTGTATAGACCCTGACGCTACTGCTAAGAGCTGGAGCAAGGCACACCCTGCCTATAACGAGGCTGATACTATATCCAAGCTACGACAATGGCAGTCACGGACAACAGGGCCAACGACCTGTAAGAAGATGGAGGACGATAGGCCGAAGGGGTGCGACAAGTGTTCTCTGAAGGGGAACATCACCTCCCCTGCAATGTGCGGTAGGCAATACCAAGAAACCAATATGGTGTCTGATGCCCCTGATGATATAGCACACCGACTAAAGCCACCCAAACCATTTACTATATCAGGCGATAAGATAGTACAAACTATAGATGGTACAGATATAGAGGTCTGTCCGTTTCCTATATACCCAGTAGGGTACGGGCGAGATGATAGCCTTGGGTATGAGACGGTGCGGTTCAAGTGGAAGAGGATGCATGAAGGGTGGCAGGATTTAGTATTCAGACAGGCACACCTAAACGCTAAGAGCCGTGAGTTCCCTACCGTCATAGCTGACCAAGGTATCGTACTCAACGGAGAGAAACAAACACAGGGGTTTCAGTATATGTTACGCGGATACATGGACGAGCTACGCAAGACACAGTCAATGTCCAACATTCATGGGGTCATGGGATGGAAAGATGATTTCAAGAAGTTTGTTATAGGTGAACGTCTATACAAACGAGACGAAGCAGGTGATGTTAGCGTAGAAGACATATCGCTAAGTGCGTCAGCTACTAACATAGGCAGTAAGATGTACGGTATGGCTGGCTCTATAGAAGAGTGGACATCTGCCACTAGTGTCCTGCAATCAGCTAACCTACCACACCATATCTTTGCGCTTAACAATTCACTAGCCGCCCCACTGTGGGCATTGACTGGACTCAAGGGTGTAACGGTCTCCCTGTTCGGTGAGTCAGGTGGTGGTAAATCTATCGCCCAGTTATTTATGCAGAGCGTCTGGGGTGTACCAGATAAGCTACACTTTGCGGCTAAGTTCACGCACAATGCGCTGTTCAATAGGCTAGGTACATACTGCCATCTACCTATGACCATTGACGAGGCTACCATGATGGAGAACGTGGGGGACTTCTGCTACTGGGTAACGCAGGGCAGGGACAAGGCAAGGCTTACTCGTACTGCAAGTGAACGTGACGCTAAAGAGTGGGCAACAAGTGTCACAGTATCCACTAACATATCCTTCGCATCTAAGATGGCGGCGTCTGGTATAGAGACTAGCGCACAGATGGCACGGCTACTAGAGGTGGAACTGCCACTACATAAGTTGTTCGGCGAGACCAGTGATGCGGGGCGTAAGTTCGCAGAGTTCCTGTCTGATAACCACGGTATCCCCGGTGACCTACTGATGAAAGAGTTTCTACGGCTGGGTAAGGCAGAGCTAAAACGTAGGATAGCTAAGGCTACGCTAGAATTCCAAGACATATATGGCTTTAAGTTTGCCGGAGTCGAGCGATTCTGGGAGACGACACTCGTACTACAACACGTTGCGGGTACTATAGCCAAGGAGATAGGGATCATACAATACGACTTCACCATTGGTATCCGCCTCATCATAGACCAGATTGATGGGCTACGTGAGAAGGTTGACGAGAACCGCGTTAATGGTTTTGATGTGATTAAAGACTACCTTAATGAAAAAGCCGCTGATGTACTTACCATCATGCACTCTACAGCTAGTGACCTGCCACCTACCCATGATGTGAAGCGTGAGCCGCGAGGAGAGATTAGAGCTAGGTTTGATGTGTATCGCGCAGGGCCGATGGATAAGTTCGACAGAGGTACAGTAATGATAGTACGCAAGAGCTTTAAAGCATATGTGGCTAGTCGTGGGTATGACTACGGTGCGCTGTGCCGCGAGGTTGCTGACGCTGGGGCGGATGCCACCCCCACTGGTAAGAAGGTAACCATAAGTAAGGACACACAACTAAAGGCAGGACAGCATTATGTACTAGGGGTCAACCTCAGCAACATGGAGATGCTAGGCTACCTAGACTCGGCCCAGCAAATTGCAGACGAGATGACGCTAGGACAGATTGCCATAGTACCTTAGCTTGCTGGCATACCTTCTGCGTCTAGACCTTGAGACTCCATTATACTTCTACCTAGTTTCTTTAAGTTCTTAGGTAGTGTCTTGAGGTTGCGCTCGGAGGCAGTCATAGCGTTAGACTTCTTCTTCCTTTGTATCTTACCCCTTACATCGCTGACGTAGAAGGGGCTATCTCTGCCCACTTTTCTGTTAGTATCTCGTACACCTCTAAGTATATCTCGTTGTCCAGACTTGCTGGCCTTGAGGTATGAAGAGATTACCTCCGCAGTGTATTCAGTACTTAGTGTACGAGCATAGTTTGATAGTCGATTGGTATTGTATTGCTTACCTATTGCCGCAGGTCCAAAGCCCAACATCTGCATCATGGCTTCTCCAGCTCCTACGTTCCTTACAATAGTTTTCCCCTCTTTATTGACAACAGTACCATCTACTAAGTACGTAACCCCTTTAGCAACATTCTTTAGCGCAGATATACCTAGGCCACCACGCGCAATGTCTCCTAATGTAGTGGAGTCAGGGCGTAGTCCTATAGACTCTAGTCCATAGCGGCCTATCATTGCGGCTGAACCGAATACGCCTTCCCATGCACTGTATACTGGCCCTACAATATCTTTTACGATACGCATAGGCTGAGCATCTGCTTTAAACATACCTAGTCCGGGAATTGGATTGCCGTATCCTGCGCGGCTAGCCCACTCAACACCAGTGTAGTGGTTAACAAGCCCGTGCATAATTAATGCTGAAGGTATGCCAACAGCTTCTGCTACCTTAGACGCCTCCAGCTCGAGACCGCTCCACTTAATACCAAAGATTTCCATAAGCGTGTCGAGGAGATCAGCAAAGTTCTCAGCGAAAGGTATCCCTGTAATGCCTGCTGTCAACGCAATAAATACCAAGAACATAGTACGTTCTTTAGGGGCCATGCTCCATAGGTGTTCGATTGTAATAGTCTGGAACATCTTGTACAGGTATAGATACCGAAGGACAGGCCCTTGCGCAATGGATGGGTAGTTAAATTTATCGTAGTTACCCTGTGAGAAATTCACCGCGTCATCTGCTCTATTGTAAAGCGCTTTCTTCTGCGCCTCAGTTAGTTGCTTGTTGTCCATCTTAGCGCGGTCTAAACGGTAAGACGCTAGAGCAGTGACACGCCTGTTGTACTGCTCGGACTTGGAGAACATAAACATCATGTTGCCGATTGTGTTAGTAATCCGATTACTGTTACGCCCGAACCGACCAGCACCTGTAAGTGCGTTAGTTAAGTTAGGAGTTAAGACACCGCTGCTCGTCTTGTCTAGTAGCATCTGTGCCTCATCAAGTGTCAGCCCATTGTCGGTTGCGCCTTCACTTTTTAGCTTTAGGCGTTTGACAATAGCCGTCAGCCCTTGAACGTTCCCAGTTACGTCGTCTCCAAGTCGGCCATCCTTATCTCTCTTTAGACCTGCCTTAATAAGTGAGAGGTCAGAGCCAGCTTGTATTATAGCGCGAGTAGTGGCGGACATGCCATGCCCACCGCCATACCCAGTCTTCTGGTTATAAGTGGATAGGTACGTTGCACTATGTGAAGCTATAGCAGTCATGTTTACTATTGCGGTAGCCACAGATAAACTAAGCTGTGCGATAGAAGCTACAGATAGCGTAGCACCGGAGAGCTCACCTAACTTCTCGTCACCAGTGTTGGTCGGTAGCTCTGACTGTGCTCGGTAAGTATTGCTGCGTTGTACAGCCACCCCCAGCACACGATCACCGTCCCCCTTACCCGCAACCTTAGACATCTTACCAGTTTTTGAATCGTAGAATGTTATGTTTGTTGAAGCGGATGACTGTATAAATTGATACTGATAGGAGTCCATTTCTCTACGAGCGTGGAACTCTGCGCCTGTACCCTTCTTAGTAATTAGCCACGCATCCTGTAGTTCTCTTAATCTTACGGGGTCACCCACCCAGAGCTTCCTGTCAGCAAATATTCTAGCTATCTCATGCTCATATAGTTTTTTAGATGAGGAGTTTGCTCGCCTCTCTAGGTGTTTCCACACACCCTTACGGATATCAGGATTCCATCCGGGGACAAACTTACGTTGTAGGCTATGGCGTACACCGCCCCCTTGAGCAGCAGCCATCTGTACTAGCTTCTGCCTGTCGAGTGCGTCCAGTGTTATACCGGAATGGTTTAGGAGATTAATAACCTCCCCGTAGGATGCTATCCCTCCCATAGGGGGTAGCTCTAATGACGTACTCTGGACGGCTACGAACTTAACATTTTTATAAACTTGATCAGCGTCTTTCCCTAATAGGTCCATCGGCTTCAAGTCTTTAAAGATACTATTAAGTTCTTCGGTGCGGCTCTTAACTTCATTGAGAGAGTCAGTTCTAGACATATACATATGGGCCGCTAGAGTATCATGTAGCTCTACTGTCTTCCCATCTACTGTAGCTTCAACCCGAACTTGGTATTTACCTTCGCGGTTTAATGGGACGTATGCAGTCAGTATGGTATTCTTAGCGGCTAGCTCTGCGCGTTCCATAGCCACATTCATCATGTGCATTTTCGCTATGGTATTCTTTATGCCGCCCCCACTGATGCCTTTACCAGCTTTATCTTTCTGTAGAGTAGCAAGTTTTGGAATTATCCTATCTATGTCTGGGTTCTTACTAGTGCGTAATTCCTCAGTGCCCTTACTAGAGTCTTCAGTTGAGCCTTTGATCCAATCATCTAGCTTAGCCTTACCATCCTTAGTATCTAACACACGGGTAGCGTCTCGTAAAAACTGGTCAGCAGTACGCATACTAGACTTGCTGTACTCAATAGAGCGCCCGTTCACTGACCGCTTGACGTTGTACAACTTACTGTACGTGGTCAGTATTTCATCTAGTATAGACTCATCAGCATTAGTAAGAGCCTCGTTACTCTTCCTCATCTCTTGCCACATGTTATTACGGTTAGAGACCACGCTACTAACGGTGTTAAGATACATATCTAGATCAGCTTCGTCTACCGCATTTCGCACTTCGGTAACTACTCTCCACGCTTCATCCGATATAGTTTTGGTCTTTAACTTTATAAGTCTAGTAAGTGGTTTGCCATCCTTTGTTGCCTGCTCACCCGTCAGATCATCAAAGACAGGTACTTCAATACCAGCCTCTAGTTGTTCCTTTGTTAGCTTAGCTTGGTCTTTAAGTTTTCTCTCTGTGTCTTTGTTGATTGAGGGCACACCATCTTTATCAAATTGTATTAATGGCCCTGAGCTTCTAAGCCTTTCATTAATGTCAACCCCACCCCTTGCCTGTAGGTATAGTTCTAGCACCCGATCAGCTTGCTCTAGCTGTTCCATAGTCGGGCCACCTTTGCCTGTCCACCCTAGCTTTTTAAGTAGGTTTATGTCAGATGATAGGTGGGAGAAGGAGGTAAGATCGTTATACTTAGTCTTTAGTCTTGAGCCCTCTTTGCCCTCTAGGTGTAAGGCTTCGTACAGTCTAGCCATACCAAGGTTTTTCTTAGCAAGATTACCTAGAGATTGCAGATGTTCTAATGCGTTACCGTATATATTACGCGCACCTTCCAGAGAAGTAGTGGCTCCACGGGTATCGGCTACCCCCTTTAGAGCTGTTACCATGCGCTGTGTAAGACCACTTGCGCCATAGATTATATCACTTAGTCCACCCTGCCCCATGACTACACCGTCATGGAAGTTGTTCGTGCTATCAGTGGAACTATAACGAGTGTTGATTGCTCGGCTCTCTAACTCAAGTAGGTTACGGTGGATAGCAGGTGCTGATGCGTCGAAGCTTATACCATCACGTACGTACCTACGGGAATGATATACAAAGTACCTAGTCATATCGTCGTTAAACTTAAACCCTAGCCGGTTCAGTATACGTTTGAGGGTAGCCCCGATACGCATGACCAATGAGTTGTCCATCTCTGCGGCATAGTCTGCAAGCGCCTCCTCAATAGCTACGTCTTTATCAAGCCCGCCTTCTATCATACGGTCTGCGGCATTTCTAATCTTAGGATCAGACTGGTATACGTCGGCTAGTAGTTTTTTGAACTCAGCCTTTGGCATTATAGAAGCAATACCAAAGTGGCCTATGACTTCGTGAGACATAACAAACGCTAGGTGTTGCTTGTTGGCTATGTTGTCACTGAATATAAGTACAGTCCTGTCGAACGCTACACCAGCAGCGTTGTTAGGTATTACTTGGTTGCCTTCATGTGCCGCCTGTGCTGCTTTATACAACTCTGGATTTTTACGCTGTAGCTCTGCTACGTTCTTGTAAGTGCGCATACGCACGTTAAAAGTCTTACTTAACCTAACTCTGAATTTACTGACCATCATCTTCACCGTACCTAGGCTCATAGGTTTGGTGACAGGGTTTCCTTCTAAGTCTACTAAGCTGTTCCTAGAATCAATATCGAAGCTGTTATTATCAAACAGATTGTCGAACATATTGTCCGCGCCCTCGTTGAGCTTATTATCCGTACCATCGTTGAACCTATTGTCTGCTCCTAGGCCAGAAACCTCGGATGAAAAATCATCAACACTAGCGGCGTCAAGGTCAGAGTCTACCTCTAACTCATTGCTTATGTTGACCTCTTTTGAAAACAGATAAGCATCTTTGGCTGCGGCCACCTCTGCTATTACCCGCTTGGCGTCGTCGGTTAGAGCTATGTCCTCGTTAGACTTACTTATTTTAGTACCCGTGCCTAAGCTCGGTACTAACTTAATCATAGCTGGTGAAGGGTTGGTAGGGTACACAGGGTTTATACCTAGCTCAGACCTCCCTAAGCGAGCTAGAACTGCAGGGAATATTCCATTATCTAAAGAGAACTTCCATAGCCGATTATGTTTTTCAAACTTAGGGTATGATACAGCGCCATAAGTTAAAGAGCGGACCTCTTGGTTGAGTACATCTGAGAACAACCTGTGGACTAGAGTCTCTCCCCCGTCCCATAAAGAGTCGGCCTCTAGGCTAGAGCCGTTAACTATATCAGAAGCCCTAGCATGTGCGACTTTATTAGGTTTGCTGTTACTGTCTCCGCCGGGAGACTCAACAAGCGCTGTGTATATTATAACTCTAGCGGCATCTTGCCACTCGCTACTAGTGGGCTTTGCTTTCTTTAGGGAAGCTACAGCCGTTTCTACCATGACTGTGCGTTCGTTGGTAGATTCTATATTAGCGGGTTGTTGTTCTTCCCGCTCAGATTGTTGCGGCTCAGGTTCGCTAACGAGCTTACTTTCGCTCGCTTCTTCGGAGGGCTTTTTTGGCTTACTAGCTTTTTTTGCCCCGCCTTTTTTGAGGGAGTTACCTTTTGTAACAACTGGGTCGGCTGCTGCTCGCTCTGGAGTTGGCGTAGAACTTTTGGGTTGTTCTTTTGTAGCCACTGCTGCTG